CGCCGAGACCTCCGGTGATGCGGAGCCATGGCTGCTCTCCTGATCAAGCCGCTGGAGCTGCCGGCCGCGGCCCTGGATGTGCTGGCGCGCTACCTCGCCGAGAAATTTCAGATGGTCGTCCGCGCCCGCCAGACCCAACTCGACGACAAAGCCCTGAACTGGGCCAAGAACTACGACGCCATCCCGGCCCAGGTGGTCCGCACGACGCCCTTTTATCGGGCCTCCAACTTCATGCCCCACCTGATCCGCATGCACACCGATATCCTCGGGGCCCGCACGCTCGGGATCCTGTTCGGCACGAACCCGTTCTGGAGAGTCAAGAGTTTATTGGATAACCGCGTCCCCCACAAAGTCCTTGATGATCTTTCGACGGGCCTCAATTACCTCTGGGACACCGAACTCGAAGGCTTTGAAACCACCGACCAGATCGTCAACCAGTCGCTCCAGACCGGCACCCTCAATCTCAAGGCGCTGTGGAGTGACTCCACCTTCTCCTATATGGATCCGGACGGCAACTTTCCCGAGCGCAACGTCACCGGCATGCAGTACGACGCCGTGCCGTTCGAGGATTTCTGGCCGTTTCCGATCACGGCCCGCGACAATACCAAGGCGGAAATCCTCTTCCACCGGATCCGGCTGACCGAACGCGACGTCCACGACCGGGTGGATTCGGGCAAATGGGATCGGCAGGCGGGCGATCTGATGATGCACGACTCGCGCATCTCGCCCATCGACGATGCGCGGGCGCAGTCGACGGGGATTTCGCTCACCAAAGACGTCGATTATGCCTACTCGGTGATCGAGGCCTGGCTCGATTACGATATCGGCGGGAAGCGCCGGCCGATCGTGGTGCAGTTCAACCCGCAGGTTCAAGGGCTCTCCTCGATCCTGAAGGCGTTTTACAATTTCATGCCGTATGGGCGGAAACCCTTCCGGGATTTCCGGCCCATGCCGCGGCGGGGCTCCTATTATGGATACTCCTGCCCCGAGGTCTTGGAGGCCGCGCAGGAAGAGCAGGCCCAGATCCACAACCAGCGCCGCGACGCCAATACGATCGCCAACATCCCGAGTTTTAAGAAGTTGCGCAACGCCGATGTCCCCAATCCCGCGACCGACTGGTATCCCGGCTGCGTCATCGAACTCGACGACATGGGAGATCTCGAGGCCTTCGGCGTCGGCACCAACTACAACGCGATGATGGACGAGGAGCAGTTTCTGCTCTCGCTCGCCGAACGCTATATCGGCATCTCGCCCTCGATGCAGGGATTCGGCGCCGGCCAGGCCGCCGGCAAGCGCGGCATCTATGCGACCGGGGCGACCTTGGCGCTGCTGTCGGAAGGCAACCGCCGCATCGATATCTACATCAAGCGGGTGCGCTCGCCCTTCCACCATCTCGGGGAATTGACGACGCTCGCCTACAATCAGTTCGGCTCGACGTTTTTTGATAAGTTTGGAGATCGCGGCCATGACATCCGACAGGCCTTCCAGCTCGCCGACCCCGAAAAAGGACTCCAGTACACGCTTACCGCCTCCACGGCTTCCGCCAACCGTGAAATCGACCGCCAGTCGCTCCTCCAGATGGTTTCTGTCCTGGGCAACTACTATGAGCGGATCATCCAGGCGACGCAGCTTATGGGCCAGTTGCAGCCGGAGGATCCGGTCCGCAAAGTGGTCGCTGCAGTTCTGGATGGCGCGCATGATCTTGCCGACCGCATTCTCTTCGCATTTGATCAGCCCGACCGCGAAGCCGTCCTCCCCAACGTCAACGAGGTTGTCGGTCCCGGTGGAGGACCAGCTGCTCAGCCCCATGTCCCGGGCGGACTGCCAGCAAATGCGGGAGCTGTACCACCATCCCAGCTGGCCAACTTTGCTCAAAACGTTAGGGCTCTCACGGCAGGCGCTCGTCAAGCGCCTCGTTAAGGAGGACGACGTCATGGAAATCTACCGCCTCCAGGGCCAACTCGAGCAGATCCGGATCTGGGAAATCCTGCACATCGAAATCGAAAACCTTGACAAGATGATTCTGAAGGCTGAAGAATTGCGAGCGGCGAAGGAAGCACACATTGAGTAAAGCCGATCCCATCTACTCCAAGGCCGATCAGCCGGCCGCGTCCACGCTGCCGCCCGAGCTGCAAGGCAAATCGGCGGATGAGATTGCCGCCTACTACCAGCGCCGCGAACAGATCATCCTCACCCGCGCCCGCGAGCTGACGAACCGGCCGGCCGAAAAGCCCGCCGATAAACCGGCGGAGAAAGACGACAAATTCGACCTCTTCGGCGACCCCAAGGGCTCGATTGAGCGGACCGTGAAGCCGCTCGTCGCCAACGCCGCCGATCAGGCGATGCGCTCGATTGCCCCGGCGCTCGTCAATTCGTGCAAGATCGCGATGGCGTCCAATCATAAGGACTGGGGGCGCTGGGCGACGGAGGTCGAGTCGATGATGTCGGGTTTTACCGAAGACCGCTTGACGGATCCGGGCAACTGGGAGATCGCCTACCGCCAGGTCAAGGGCCTCCATGCCGACGAACTGGCCGTCGAGGCCGCGACCGAAGCCCGCAAGAAAGTCGAGAACCCGGTGGAAAAATCCACCCCCAAGGGGGCCGATGCCCCGAAACCGCGCGTGCTCTCGGATGAAGAGAAAGGCATCGCGCGCAAATTCGATTTGACCGACGACCGCTACCGGGAAGCGGCCGCCCGCTATGAAGACACCGAGGGGGCCCTGCCCCTGACGTTCGATTCCCGCAAGCCCCGCAAACGTCCCGTTCCCCCAGGAAAGGCCGGCTGATGCCAGAACCGCAGGAGCCCGCCTTCAAACCCATGACCGACGAGGAACGTCGGCGCCGCTATGAGGAACTCCGCCGACGCTCGAGCTTGAGTCGGATTTACGCCCGGCACCGCAATCCCGACATGTATGTGAAATGGGCCCGCGACGACCGTTATGACCGCGCGCTCCACAAGCATCTCGGCTTTGAAATCGTGCACGAAGATCCGAAAAAGCCCGAAGCGCGACGCCTGATCGATACCGTGGTCCCGATCTCGGACGACGGGTTCTATCGGACCGGGGATGTTATCCTGGTCCAGATCCCGCGGATCGATTACGAGTTCTATTGCCAGATGAATGTGGAAGAGTCCCGCCGGATGGTCAATGCCGGTAAAGAGGGATTCAAGTCCGACGCCGCCAAACTCGGGATTCCCGTCTTTGAGCGCGACAAGGCCGGCCACATCATCCATTCGTAAGTCTCGACAACCTTTTTTGCTGACAGGAGGCCGTGAATGGCCGGAACCAATACGGCGGCGCAGCCCATCACCGTATTCAAGGTGATCGGGGGACCGGGCGACGCGCTGCCCCTATCGATGCGATTGCCGCAGGCGGCTCTGCAAACGCTGGCGTTTGGCACCATCGTCCAGATTGTGGCGGGTTTTGTCCAGGCCGCCGGCACGATTGCGGCACCGACGCTCTTGGCCGGCGTCTCGTCGCAGGCGGGCGATAACCTCGCGACCGCCGGCACGGCGCCCTTTGGCGGCTCCTCGATCATCTATGGCCGCGTCCCCAACCAGCCCGCCGCCGTCAACATCCCCATCGGGGCGCCGCCGATGGATGGGACCCTCGGGGTCATTCTGGCCTCCGATAGCACGATCTTTGACGCGGTGACCGACGCGGCGCACGTGCTGGCGGCGACGGATGTCGGCTCGGTTTTCGGCCTCACCAAGGATGCGACCACGGGCCAGTGGTTTGTCGATACGACCATCACCACCCCCGCCACGGGGGCCTGCGCGGAGGTGACCGAGTTGATCGATCCCATCGGCGTCGGCGCCTTTGGCGTCGGCACGACCGGGGGCCGGGTGGCCTGGCGGTTTACCCGCCCCTGTCAACAGTTGTTCCAATAGGGAGCGCGCATGGCGACAACACGATGGTGCTGGAATGACACGCGAGAGAACTTTCTCAATAAAGTCTCGCCAGAACCAAACACGGGTTGCTGGCTCTGGATCGGAAGTTTTCGTAATGAAGATGGCTACGGCTCATTTCGAAATGGAAAAAGAAACGTTTCCGCACATCGTTATTCCTGGGAGTTGGAAAACGGTCCTATCCCTCCAGGATTCGAGCTGGATCATCTCTGCCGTGTGCGCTCGTGCGTGAATCCACGGCATCTGCGCATCGTGACACCACGGCAAAATACATTGGCTCCTGGCGCCGAAACTCCAGCGAAGCGCAATGCCGAAAAAACACATTGCCGGAATGGCCATGAACTTCATGGGGACAACATCTCGGTCTGGCAAGGCCATCGCCGCTGTAAGGTATGTCGGCGTAAGTCTGTAAGGAGTTGATTCTATGGCAACTACAAGGGGTCAGTTCGCGCAGCTACTGGCGCCGGGCCTGCACAACATCATCTACGAAGACCTCGACGCCCAGCCGGAAGAGTATTCCCAGATCGCCAACGTCGGCCCGTCGTCCCGAGCGTACGAAGAAGAAATCCTCATGGCCGGTTTGGGGGCCGTGCCGACCAAACCCGAAGGCGAAGTCTTGAAGATGGACGACCCGATCCAGGGCGGTTCGTTCCGGCTGACGCATCAATCCTATGCGCTGGGCTTCCAGGTCACGCGCGAAGCCTACTCCGACGACCTCTACGGCAAGATCAAGCAGGTCGGCAGCGACTTCTCCTCCTCCATCAAACAAACCATCGAGGCGACGTTCGCCAATGTGCTGAACAATGGTTTTACCGCCACGACGGGCACCTTGACCGTCGATGGCGTCACGCTCTTCAATACCGCGCACCCACTGCTGGGTGGCGGTTCCTACTCCAACCGGGCCGCCACCGATATTTCGCTCTCGATCTCGGGCATGCAGGAAGTGGTGCTCCTGGCCGAGAAGAGCGTGAATGAGCGCGGATTGATCAAGCGGCTGATGCTGACGACGCTCGTCATCCCGCCGGATCT